GCGCTCGAGGGATCGCAACCTATGCCCCAGCAGCAGGCCTCCTCTCGTCGCAAGACTGACCGCACCAGCCGCCATGAGCGGCTGCAGATCCCGCGTCGGTTCCAGTTGCACGGTCATCAACTCACCGTGCGCATCCTGCCGCGCACCCGCTGGCCGCACCCCAAAGACACCGTCGGGATGTACGACCCGACCTGTCACCGCATCGACCTGCGCGGCGATCAGGGGGACACCGAGCTGCAGCAGACATTCTGCCACGAGTGGGCGCACGCCCTGCTCGACGAGATGAACCATCCCCTGACACACGATGAGGTCTTCGTGGACAACTTGGCGAGCCTGCTTCACCAGTCCCTGACCACCTTCGACTCGGGAGCCAAGCCGTGCCGCTGACCGCATCGGATCAAGAGTTCATCGCCGCTTGGCAACGCCTCAAGAAAGCCTCGGCAGTATCCAAAGCGCTCGGCATCAACATCCGCAACGTCTACAGCCGCCGCCGGTCGATGGAGGCGAAATACGGTATGGCGCTCGAGGCAATCAACCCGATCCGCGGCACGGGAGAGCAGAGCCTCGCCGGACGCCGCGCCAACGCCCTCGCCGCAGAACGCGCCGAGAAGTACGAGGGCGAGATGCACGACACCATCACCAACGGCGTGGTGCTGGTGGCCTCCGATTGCCACTACTGGCCGGGGGTCGTCACCGTCGCGCATGAGGCGTTCTGCCGCCTCGCCAAGGCGCTCAGCCCCGCGATGGTCGTGCTCAACGGCGACATCCTCGACGGCGCTCGCATCTCGAGACACCCGCGCATCATGTGGGAGCAGCAGCCGCAGCTGAAGGACGAGATCCACACCGTACAAGATCGCTGTGCCGAGATCGAGCGAGCGGCAGGCAAGGCCAAGCTCGTGCGCACGATTGGTAACCATGACGCACGTTTCGAGAACTACCTCTCCGGCCGCGTCTCCGAGGTCGAGGGCATGCCGGGCTCGACGCTCTTGGACTTCCTGCCCCGCTGGCGCGCCGGCTGGGCGCTGCACCTCAACGCCCGCACCGACGGGTGGACCTGCATCCGTCACCGCCCGGTCGTCGGCGGCATCCACGCCGCCATCAATTCGACCCTCAAGGCGGGCGTCTCCTACGTCCACGGCCACCTGCACCAGCTCAAGGTCACGCCCTGGGCCGACTACCGAGGCCGTAGATACGGCGTGGACACCGGCACGATGGCCGACATCACCGGCCCGCAGTTCACCTATGTCGAGGCTGGGCCGGTCAACTGGGCGAGCGGCTTCGCGGTGCTCACGTTCCGCGAGGGACGGCTCCTCCCGCCTGAGATCGTGGTGGTGGACAACGGGACGGCGTGGTTCCGCGGCGAGGCGGTCTAACGCTTCCTCGGGTCCACGCCGGCCAGTAGCGAGGCATACCACAGCAGCTTCCTGGCGTCCTGGTCGAAGGAATCCTTCAGCCCGAGCCGCCAGTTGTACTTGGCCACCTGCCCGCGCAGATACCCGCGAAACTCCGCCGGCGAAAGCTGCGCCTCGATGGCGTCGATGCACTCGATGCAGCCGACGCGGTAGTGGGCCGGGTTGATCGGGTCGCTCATAGACGATCCGAGAAGACGAACGCCAGAATAACGCCCAGGACAAACACGCCGAGGACGGCGTACACCCCGAGCACGATATTCAGCAGAAACTCTGTCACGACATCACCTCTACGATCAGGATACAGAACAGCAGCACGACCGACGACACGATGAGCGCATCGCGCAGCAGCCGGAAGAAGGCGTCGAAGTCAGGCGGCTTTTCCATCGCTCCCCCTCGCACGGATGGCGTCAATCAGCGTTACCGCGTCCGAAGTGCGCAGCAGGTTATCCGCAAGTTCGCAAATCGTCTCCCGCTCGGCCTCGACCGCTGCCGCAATCTCGCGCCGCCTGTTCACGCACAGGGGCTTCTGGCAGTCGGGGGGGCAGGTGTGGATGTGTACCGGCTCCGCAAGTTTGATGATGTCCTCGCGTGTCATGTCTTGCTCCCCCCGATCCCGTGGAACCGCTCGGCGGCGCGGAAACCTAACTCAAAGTCCCGCCATCGTCCGTCGATGTCGGGTGATATGTACGCCTCAGTTACCTGCTCATCCGTCGCAGGCTCCCGCGTGGCGTCCGGCTCGGGAAGCAGTCCCTTTACCTGACCGGGCTTGACCCTGTTGGCAACGCGCTCAAGCGCGGCTTCGTTGTCCTTCGCAGAACAGATGGCGTCCGGCTCCGCGAGCGCGGCGTCGAGGGCGGCGAGGGCTTTACGCACCACGCGAACCGGGGCGCACTCCCGGCATTTTTCCTCGCCGCAATCATCGTCCGAAGCATTGACGATTCCACGCAACGAGTTTCGGATGTGCAGCCCCACAGCGCGTGGCAGGGTGATGTTGTCGCTCACGGCTTCACCTCCTTTGTTGCCCACGCCATAAACCTGCGCCAGATCCACCCTAGCAGCCTTTCAAGTGCGCTCACGACAGAACCATCCATGTCAGCGCCGTCGCGCAAGCGGCAGCGATGAACACGCGCACGGCGATTGCCAGTAGTTCCTGCGGGGTCTTGATGCTCACGGCTTCACCTCCCGCGCTTTAAGCGCGATATTCACTTTCTCAAGCAAAAACAGCCACGGGAAAAGCACAACAAGAATAACGAAACCAATGGGGAGCAGCGCATACGCCACCGCAAAACCCACCTGCCGCCATACAAACTTGAGTTCTTCTTCTGTCACGGCTTCACCTCCTTAATCAAATTGTCGATGGCTTCGCGCACTGCGCTCCACTCTGTCGCGTCGATTTTGATTTCGCCTTGACCGCCCGTTGTCTGCTTAACCACAAGGAACTCACCGCCGCCTTCGTCAGTGATTTCCACCTGCGTGGCAGACTCGTCATAAATAGGCTTGCCTTCCGGCACGACCGTTAATTGCGTCACTCGGATTTTCACGGCTTCACCTCCTCAAACTTGAACCACTCACACATCTCGTCGATGACCGCCCGCTCGACCGCCGCGATGATCGCCTCATCGCTCGGCTTCGCGGCGTGCTTGAACGCCCGCCGCACCCCGAGCGCGACGCCGGTCTCGACGGCCATCGTCATTACCTTGTAGGCGTCGGGGGTCATGCCCGCGGCCCAGCACACTCGCCCTTGAACATCGCGTGACACCGCCCGCTGATGCCGAGGCAGGTCGGGTACGCGCACCGATGCGCGGGCGGCGCCGCAGCGGCTTCCTTCAGCGCCGTCACCTGGTCCATGAGCTCGAGGATGCGCCGGAAGTACAGCGCATTCCGCTCGAGCGCGTCCTTCAGCTCACGCCGCCACTCGTCCTGCGTGTGCGAGCGGGCGAGGAAGTCCTTGTCGAGGTCGTCGAGTTCGATGTTCATGTTTGGTACCTCCGCACCAATGCCTCGACGGCAGCGGCGTTCCGCGCCGTCACCCACTCACGATTCAGCTGCAGCGCCCGCGTCTTGCGCCCTAGCTCGAGCGCGATGCGCCCCTTGGTGAAGCCCTCATCGAGCAGCCACTCGATCCGCTCCCATGTCCGCTTGGCCGGCACCAGCGATGCGTCGCCACGATAGGCCGGCGTCACCGCAAGGATGCGCCGCTCGGTGCGCGCGCGGATGCGGTGCTTGCGTCCGGTGCGGATGTCGGCGATGACCGACTCCGCCACATCCGAGGCAGCTGCCACCATCCGCCGCCCGACGCCTTGCCGGGCCAGCGCTCTCAGATGTCGCCGCGCGCGGTCGGCATCGACGATGCCGTTCCAGTCGCCCGCGGCCCGGGCCGCCTGGCGCTCGCGCTCGTAATCGCTGTTCGACCGTCGGCAGTGGAAGCACCGGCACCCGGCGAGGTACCGCAGCCGATGCCCATGCGGCCGGTCGGCGGCGAGCTCTGCGACCGGGCGCAGGCCGCGCTCAGACAGCGTGCTCACGCGCGACCTCCTCCAACGCCTTGGCGACCGACTCGCGCGCGTAGCCGACCGAGAGCAGGATGCCGCCGAGCGCGCGCACGACATCCGTCGGCGTCGCAAACTCGTCGAGCTCCACCTCGAGCGCAGCGGCGTCGGTGTAGCCCTTGATGACGATGATGGTGTTACGCATAAAAGTTCCGGCTGTCTGGTCGGGGCCGGGCTCCGTTTGGGGATTCGCCAGACTCGAGGGGGGGGATGGTCCTACGCCGCGCGCTTCTTGAGCTTCTCGTTCAGATCGTGCAGCGCCCGCAGGTGCAGGAAGGCCGGCCAGGCGTCATCGTCCAGGCTCGGGTAGTAGTGATGCCCGAAGTCGCCGTTCTCCTTCGAGAACCGCAGCAGGTGGTACCCGCCGTCGATCCGGTTGCCGGTCGTCTCCTCGTACGCCTTGGCGTAGGCCGCCAACTGGCACAGCATCTCCGGCCAGACCGAGTTCGAGGTCTTGAAGTCCCCGAGCACGAGCTTGCCGTCAAGGCGGCCGATGAAGTCGAGCGTCCCGCCGTAGCGGTGCGCCTCGCTGATGACCTTGACCTCGCAGTCGATGATCTCGAGTTGCGTGCCCTTGCACCAGAACTCGAAGGCCGAGTACGCCGACGAGGCGCGCGCGCGGAACGACACCGGGTCGGTGACAGTCTCGGCGGCGATGCTCTGCTCGAGCACCTCCGTCGGGTTCCCGCCCTTCACCCACGCCTCGCACATGGCGTGCACGCACGTCCCGATGGCGAGGATGTCGTTCCCCTCGTAGAGTCCGCCCGGCGCGTCCTTGCCCTGACCCTCCAGGACGCCGTGCTCGCGGCCCTGCTTGTACGCCCAATTGATGAGCGCGCCCGGGTCCTTGATCTTGAGGACCGTAGTGACCGACGGGATCTTCTTCCCGTCAGCCGCCTTGTAACCCTGCCGTGGTGTGGGCATGGTCAGAAGCTCAGGTCGTCGTCGGCGAAGTCCGACGCCGGCACGGCAGGCGCCGCGGCAGGCTTCGGGGCCGCCTTCGGCGCGTCCACGATGCGCGCGGCGATCTTGTCTTGCATCCAGGTCGGGAGCTTGTCGAAGATCACCCCGTCCGGCGCGTCGGTCGAGTACACCAGCGCCTCGCCCTCGAGCACCGGCGCCGGGATCGCCTTCGGCAGCGGCATGATGGACGTGAGGTTGGCATACGTCCGGTCGCCCTTCACCGAGTGCGTCACGTTGATGAAGGCCGGCTTGCCGGCGATCTTGCCCAGGTCGAACTTCTTCAACTCCTCCGGCGTGAACGCCTTCCCGCGCCACGAGGTCAACAGCGCGTAGAGCGTGGACTTCTCGTTGAGGCTCAGACCCACCGTGCGGCTGATGACCGCCGGCAGGCTCTTCGTCTCGCCGTCCTTCGTGATCTCGACCCGGATCTCCGGGATCTGGAACCGCAGCACGACGGTGCGCTTCGGCGCGAACTGGCCGCCCGGGG